AACGAGCTTCTCTCATCCTTTCCCCAATTACTTGCCTACTTTCTTGAATGGTGACAATTGGCGCTTGTAGGCGGGTGGTAAGGCGACGATGTTGAATGTGCTGCATTTCTAGGCGAAATAGCCTAAGTTAGTCTATCACGCATATTATTGTTTGATAGAGTATGGTCATGAGCGACACATGCTTTCGTTACGACGTAGCGCCGATTGACAAGTACGAGCTGACTCCCGAAGGTTATCTTCGTGCTTGGGCAACCATTGCTCGCACTGGCGTACAAATGTACACCGATGCCGATGGTTCCATTAGGCGTGAATATCGTCCCGAAAACGAAGTGGCCTCTCCCGAAAGCTTGGCCTCATTTGCGGGCAAAGCAATCACTCTTGAACATCCTCCAGTTCTGCTTGATAGCGCCAATACCAAGGACTACCAAGTGGGCTTTAGTGGCACTGAAGTGGTTTATGACAACGGCTTTGTCCGTGCCGTCATGACAATCACCGATAAAGATGCCATTGAACGCATCATGCGTGGGGATGCAAAGGAGGTCAGTGCTGGGTATCGCGTTAACTACGATGCCACTCCTGGCGTTACTGACAGTGGTGAGAATTACGATGGCATCCAAACGGAGATCAGCGGAAATCACATTGCTGTAGTGCGTCGAGGCCGTGCTGGCCCGCAAGTGAAGCTTCATCTGGACCGTCTAGATGCTGCTGATCCTTCTCTAATTACTCCCATTGAGGAACCATCTATGACTGCAAAGGTCAATTTTGATGGCGCCGAGTTTGAGGTGAGCGAGAGCGTGGCTCTGGCGATCACCAAAGAACGGGAAGACGCCAAGATGTCCTTTGAGGACATGAAGAAAAAGTACGATGAGCTGCAAGCTGCTGCTGATTCCATGAAGTCCGAAATGGATGCCATGGAAAAAGAAATGCAGGGCAAGTGTGATGCCGCCGAAGGGCGTGCTGATGCACTGGCGGAAGAAGTGACCAGCCTTAAGGCTGATCTTGAAACCGCTCAAGCAGTCAATCTTGATAGCCTCGTTGAAGAGCGCCTGGCGCTGATCGACAAGGCTCGCACCTCGCTGGATTCGGCCTTTGATTTTGCTGGCAAATCTGCCCGTGAAATCATGGAAGCTTCCATCAAGGCAGTGCGTGGCGATGCGCTTGATCTGTCGGAGCGTTCCGATGATTATGTGACCGCCATGTTTGACACCATTGCTGACACCGAGCATCGCGGTGATTCGGCTGGCACGGAAGAACTGCGTAAAGCTGTTGCTTCCATTGTCTCCCCGGCTTCGGCTCCTTCTTCCTACATGGAGAAGCTGCAGAACGCTTGGAAAAACCCCCTCTCCGTTTCTAAGGAGCGCTGATCCATGGCTGTATCTTTTACTACGTCGGGGACTGCGGCTGCCGGTGGTGTGCAACAGAGCTACGCTCTGACTCATGGCGCACTGCTTGAAGGCCAACTTTCTGACATTCGCGACAACACGATTGGCACCTTCATCAACGAAACTGCCGTTGTGCAGCCGTTTGGTGATCTGCAAGTGTATAACCTTGCTGGTACTGTTGCCAACTCCGCTACGACCATTTCTGGCGCCACTGGCACGGTGCTGGGCGTCAACGTGCTCACCTACGTTGACGAGACTGCTCTGAACACTGACGGCCGTCCTGGCGTCAAAGTCAAGCAAGTGATGAATGTTGCCAACGAAGGTGCTGTGGCGGTCTACGTGACCGGTGCTGTCACTCCTGCCTCGCCTGTGCGCGTCCTGTACGCCGCTAGTGGCACTGGCAAAGCTGGCCAATTCAGCCACGCTTTCGCCTCTGGCAAGACCGTTCGTCTTTCCAATGCTCGCTTCCTTTCGTCTACCACTGGTAGCGGCCTGGCGATCCTGGAACTGAATGGCCCGAGCTTCACTCTCTCTGCTGATTCTTGATAGGAGGCCCTACTAATGTCTGATTTTCGCATGGACGAAGCGGGCCTGTTTCTCCAGCGTCAGCTTGAGTACATCCGTCCGCAAGTATTTGAAGTCACTTATGCTGACATCAAATATCCCACGATTCTGCCTGTGACCAGCGAAGCTGGCCCTGGCGCTCAAACCTTCACCTACCGCATCATGGACTCCACTGGTGAGTTCAAGCTGATTGCGGATGCTGCCGATGATCTGCCCCGTGCCGACATCAGCCAAGTGGAGAAGAGCATCAACATCCGTTCGTTCGGTGGTAGCTTCGGTTACACCGTGCAGGAACTGCGTGCTGCGCAAATGGCCAACATTGCTCTTGAGCAACGTCGTGCTGCTGCCGTGCGTCGTGCCTACGAAGAGAAAGTTGAAAACGTTGCCATGTTCGGTGAATCCACCGTCAATCTGGCTGGTTTCTTCAACAACTCCACCGTGGATGTGATTGCTGCTGATAAGTGGTTCACCACTTCGAGCACCACTGCCCAGGAAATGCTGGAACTGCTGAACTATGGCGTGACTGCCATCATCAATGGTTCCAAAATGAAGGAGCAGCCGGACACCATCCTGCTGGCCTATGAGGACTACAACAAGGTGAGCACCACCCGTAACTCTGATTCTTCGGACGTGACGGTGCTGGAATACTTCCTGCGGACCAATCCCTACATCCGCAATGTTGAGCCCATCAACCAACTGACCAAGGGCAACAACGGTGGCAAGCTTAATACCAACCGCATGGTTGTGTACAAGCGTGACCCCGAGAAAGTGCAACTGCACGTGCCCCAGCCTCTTGAACTGTTCCCGCCTCAACAGCGTGGTCTGGAGTTCATTGTCCCTGCTCACGCTCGCGTGGGTGGTGTGGCTGTGTACTATCCCAAGAGCATGATCTACGTTCAAGCTTCGTCTTGAGCTAGTTGAGCAAAGGGCGTTAAGCTATTGCCAGTTCTAATTGAACACCAAAATGTTGATTGCTTACCGCCCTGAGCTTGAAAATCCGCCCCGTGAAGGTGGATTTGGCATTATCACTGACATTGGGATGATTCAACTCGCTCCTGGGCTGAATCAAGAAGTGCCCGAGTCGCAGTGGAAACAAGCTCGTGAAAACCGTACGGTGAAACGACTTATGTCCATTGGGGCTATTGAGGAACTGAAGGAGCAAGTGACCGTCGAAACGATTCCGCACGACGTTCAAACCCTTGCTGATATTCCCATTGTTGAAGCACTCCGTGCCATTGAAATCATCCATGACGAGGATCAACTGAGTCAATGGAAAAAGATTGAAGGGCGAGTGCGAGTGCGTAATGCCATTAACAAGCGGCTTGAGGCCATTCGTCTTGGTAAAGCCTGATGGCAGTCACCTACGAAAGCTTTCTTGATAGGTTTCCTGAGTTCACTCCTCATCCATCGGGAATTGTCAATGGTGCCTTGCAAGAGGCCACTGCTGATGCTTCTGCTGATGTATTTGGAGATCAAACTGATAGGGCTGTCAAGCATCTTGCCGCTCACATTATTGCCATTCAACTTGCTCAAATGGGCATCCAAATTGGAGCCACAGAAGGCAAGGTTTATGGCAAGGGACTGGAGGCCACGCAATATGGCCAAGAGTTCAAACGAATGCTTGAAACCGTCGCTGGTTCTTTTTCCATTGGCTTTGTCGCATGATCAACGGTTTGTCGCCATTAGCTAATGCCACCCTCGTGTGGTCCGTAGCTTCTGGCTATGCCATTGATTGTGAAACTGGCAACTATGTGGGCATCTCTTCTGGGGTGCCATACTATGCCACCTTACGACAGAAGCGCAATCCACAGTACGATTATTTGCTAGGTGCTGATAATACGGCTGTGTACATGGAAGGACGTTTGACTGGCCCCTTGGCTTTATCAGGCGTCACTCCAGGAAGCACTGCTTCGGCAGTCATCAATGGAAGAGAGGGACGGTTTGAGCTATTGCCGAATGAACAAATTGCTGAACATTATTGGCAATTTCTCGGCGCACCAATCAGAGGCATTTTTAGACTGGTTGGTAAAGGAAGCGTACAGAACGTCTGACGCTTAACCATCTCTCCTTCCCCATTGTTGAGGCATTCTCATGCTCTACCATCCCACAGAATTGGTTAAGAGCCAAGACGTAATTGTGCGTGTTGGTTCTGTCGCCGGTACTTCCCGCCCTGTGATCACCCAGAGCGGCGCTACGTTCACCGTTAGCGGTGCTCCCACCCTCTATACGCTCCAAGCGGCCACCACGGCCTCTGTGGCGTTCAATGACGGCAACACTGAGTTCTACCTGCTTGGTGGTGGCGGCTTTGCTGATAGCGTTATTGTTACCAGCCAGGCCACTGCTTCCGTTACCAGCTACTTCCAGAAGGACGTTGACGGCACTGTCTTCATTCCTGACAGCTTCGATGAAGCGTTCCAAGTGATCGCTGCTTCGCGGTACAACAAGAACCAGGAAGTGTACGTTGAAATCAACAAGCAACTGGGCGTCAGTGGTACCACTTTCTACTACGACCGTGTGGCTTACGTGGCTTGCGTGATGAACTACAACGAAAGCTATCCTGCGGATAACCTCGTTGAGTGCAGCTTCGACCTGATCAGCCGTGGTCGCATTGGCATCCACCAAAATGCTACCAGCACTGGTTCGATCATCCCCACGGCTCCCAACTCCTGAGCTTTTCTCCCATAGTTTTGCTAGCCTCTCTTTAGGGAGAGGCTTTTTATTGTGAACATCACGCAACTGCGAGATACTATTACCACGCTTTTGGCGGCTAGCCCAAATCTTGTGGGCACTTATACGCTGCCGAATGGTACGACCATCCCTTCTATTTACGTGGTGGGACAGCAGGGTGTGCCGCCTGAATGGCGAGCAACAGGCTTAGAGGTGACCATGCGTCAATTCCCCCAGCCTTTGCCTTCTGCCATGGTTGGTGCTGTGCGAGTGAATCAACTATGGGAAGTGATTTTGGTGCAATATACGACTAGCAGCAATACGATGTCTTTGGCTATGGATCGCATGATGCGACGCTTTCCAGATTGCACACCTAGGTATTCGCCTGGCGATGACGTGGCTTATGAGCGATGCCGCTTTATGATTCCTGACATGGTTATTCGTCCGCTATATCGATAATGGCTGGGATTATTGTTGGCGCCAAAATTATTGGCGGCGAAGCATGGGAAAGAAAGCTGCAAGCTGCGTTTGAGCAGTGGGCACGGTTTGAAGTGAATGATTATTTCCGGGATCAATTTACTGCAGACAAATGGGACTATCCTGGAGTGACGTTTCGGAAAAGCGGTCAAACGGCTGGCGATCCTCGTGACATTTACGACTTGGGCAATCTTTACCGCAGCGGACAAGAAAGTTTTACCGTTGGTAGCAAAGGGCTTGAAGTCACTGCATCATGGGACTGGAACGCGAAAAACAGTAGCGGCAATTTGTATGCGTATTATGTACACGAAGGAAGGAGCACCAATCTTGCACCTCGCCAATGGACC